GAATCGGGAGTCTCGGACAGATCTATTAATTTTTTATTACGTAAATAGTTACGATATATTTCTTCGCCCATAGACTTAGGATCGTTTATTAGTTGATCAATTTTATTTTGCCGCAGAGGAGTCTGACGTACACCTTCGACAAATACATTGTCTCCAGATAACACATTAGGTACACCGTCTGAAGTATCTCCTTTTAGGATCAGCTCCATAAGCTGCTTGCGGGGTGTGTCTGTCTTAATGAACTTCTTTTGGACAGGAGAGTATTGAGCAACGTTGTCATACTTTTGCAATTGAGCAAAGTCTTTATCACCAGAGATGATCATTACTTCCTCATGGTTTCCAAACTCTTGTGTTTGTTCTACTAGCACACCAATGACGTCATCAGCTTCACACTCAGCCACATCTACTACCTTGTATGGAAAGTTATCTTTAATCTCTTGCTGGACTAGATTTGTAATCCGAAAGAGTTCTTTCCAATCCATTTTAGATTCTTTACGTGCATCCTTACGCTTATGCTTGTAGGGAGGAAAAGCATCTTTTCTCCAGTTCTTAAAACCATCACAGCAGATTACTATCTCGCCATACTTTGCTTTGTTCTTTACACGATGCATCCTAATACTGTTGAGAATCATATGACGAACCATATCTTCTTCTACTTCCATTTTCATCGCAACCACATTACTAATAGCAATTGCATTATAATCAATCAGAATCATCATTTTTCCTTATATGTTTAGAGTGTATCTTACATCCAATAAACTCATTGTAGTATTCATCGCTCAACAATACATCGTATTGAAATTGAAGCTTGGCTTCATAGTAAGAGCACTCACCCTTAGTTCGACATAAGTATAGCACATCTCTACGATAGTTGTCAACACCTTTTTCCTCCACAAGTTGTTGCACTTCGGTAGAAGAGCCATAGTACTTACGCCAATCGCTTTCTACGCGTGTTCTGACGCGTCTCTTACGTGTTTTAGTTTTAGGTAATATCTTTGGCTTCCAGAAGAACTTCTTGCCAATATACTTCTTGCCTGTATCAATCTCGGTGATCATATATACGAACCCTTGATACTCTTCGGGTGTTTCTTCGAACACCTCATCATTATAATACCACATAGTAAAGTAGGCCCCTTTCGAGGCCTATTTAGTCGTCATCTTCAACGATTGTAAAGTTGGTTGGATATCCACACATTGGACAGTTCTGAGGAAGTTCATCACTCTCAAAAACAATTACTTGTGTTTCTGTATCGCAAGCGACACAATCTGTCCAATATTCTTCTTCCATGTGCTTTATCTCCTACGTACACAAATTGTCATGATTCGTAGTATATAGTCGATGTTAACTTTTAAAAAGTAATTTCACAAGCACCACCTTGACAAGCTACTGCACCCATTGTATCAATCTCTGTGAATCGTTTCTCATCCAACTCATCAACAAAGTCAATAGAATTAATGTTCTGTTGAATCTTTGTCCACTTGTGAAGTAAGAATACATCTTTGAGACAATACTCAGCCTCTTTAAGATCATTCATAAAGTAGTTATCAGCAAACTTATTGAATCGTCGAATCCACTCAGCACGTAGATCAGATACTTCACCTTGATACTCTGGCGGAGTCTGAGCTACCATAGTCGCTTCCCATAAGTCACGGAAGCCTTGCTTACGAGTGTCTACAATCAATCCAGAAGCAAACAATGCTGCTTTACCATACTTGGATACAATTTGTTGTTCGGTTAGAACTTCAGTCATTGGAGCTTGGGCGAAGTCTTTATCACCCGATCCAGCTAGGAAACTAATCCCAGCAAAACTATGACGGTTGTCATACACATAGTCTTCTACCTGTGTCCACTGATGTGGCATTACAGTTACAGTATTAGATACGTTATGACGCGTCTTTGGATTAGCACACAACTCATGATTGGTACCTGCTTCTACCCAATTGTTCTGTACCAATGATACCTTCTCCAACAAGTCTGTTGCATAAAGGTCTTCACGATACAATGAATTCTCGGGTGAGATAACAGGAAAGCCAATACAATAGTCTGTACCGTTAGCTGACCACACCGACTCTTCTACCATGTATGGATTGGTCTTTGCGATCAGCTGTGCTACCTCTGTATCCTTGTTTAACTGTATATGACGTAGATAACGAGGAGAATGCTCACCATGTATACCAGACGCCGTCTGGAGAAGTACGGAAGCGTTTCCAGAAGGCTTAACGCACGTTGTTCTAGCCGCCGCATTAATTCCGATAAGCTTCGCAACGGTTTTATTAACTTGTTTAACAATTTCAGCTCCTTCTCTCTGAACATCAGCATCCAGCAATACGTCTGGGTTGTTCATCCAACCTGTCACAGACACGCCTAACAATGCTTCGCGTTCAAAGATCTTTCTTGATGTTTCTGTTAGATATTTAAAGTCCGTATAGCCAGCCTGCAACGTACCCATAATAGCACCAGCACGACAAGCCTTAAAGAACTCTTCTTTTGATGTACATTTAGAACCATTGATCTCTGTAAGGTTGCACCCCTGCCATCCTGACTCTCCGTCGATCTGTGGGAACATACCAATCTCAACACAAGGGTTAGTTGTGATGTCTTTGTCATCAACAAAGAAGAAACCAGGCTCTCCAAACTCTTTGATAGAGGTCATAATCTCTTTGAAGTCTTCGCGTTTGATTTCATCACGAACAATCACAGCCGAGTTATTAGAACGACCGCGTTGTGGATTGTCGACAAACCAATTACCTGTCTTGGCTATCAACATGTCTTGATCGTCTGCTGAAAACAGACAAATTGTTGCTGAACGACGAACACCACCAGCTAGCACAGCATCTGAAGCATGCATAGCAATATCGTAGATATCAATTGGACGTAGACGCTTCTCACCTTTAAGCACACGAGATTGAATCAAATGCTCAATCTTATCCAATGCTCGACGTAGTGGTTCTGGACCTGGCGCTTTGAACCCACCATTGATCATTGCACCCTTTGGACGTACTTGATTGAGGTCAAAGTAAATCTTGCGACCAGCCATTTCTGGGAACTGTTGATCAGTAGCAAAGTATGATGACATCAATGCACCCAACGCATCTGCCCAACCTTCTACTGAATCTTCTACTACCCAGCCTTTAGCTTGTTTCTTACGATCGTTGATATCTGGCATCTTGTCAGCATGATGGTACTGAACAGAGAAACCTGCTCCAGCACCGCATAGAAGCACGTAAAATAGCTCAGAGAAGAACCTTGGGCGGTCAGCATAGGTAGAGGTACAGTTGTACATTCTCATCATGTGTTTTAGTAACTGATCACCACCAAATTGCAATGCACGCTGTGCACCTAATGCATACTTGAGTTTATATGATGACTCTGCCTCATCAATCAACAATTGTAACTCTGGTGTCATCTTGTCAGCATAGAAGTCACGATGCATATCCATCACACGTGATACTGATTCGTCCCACATCTCATATCGGTTTTTGTCATCATCCCATCTGGAATAGCCTTCGTAGAATTTAGTTTGGGACATAAGATCTCTTGTGTCCCGCTCCCGATTAGTTGGAACTGGTTTTAGCATCGCGCACCTCTTTTGGAATATATGTATGGACGTCTATGGCCGTACACCATAGATGTATTGTTCTTTTGTTTGTTGGTAGGATTATATATCAAATCCCAGAAATGGTAAACGCGGAAAAACCGCGTTTTCAAAAATATATTTTTTTTATTTTTTTATTCTGCTGGTTCAGTTGAAGCTTCTGGCTCATCAGCAAGAGCTTCTTCATAGTATGCAATGATCGCTTGTTGATCTTTCACATACCTACGAAGGTCAGCAATACCAATAGCTAGGTTCTCATAGCCCTTTGGAGTGATAGTGAATAGAACCACATTGCCAGTCTTAGTATCAATCTCAGCTAGCTTCTCTTCTAGATTCTCTTCAGTAATAACGAACCAATCAACAGGAGGGAAATCTACTGCTTTGGGTCTTTCCTGAATAGGAATATTTTGTTCTTGATACTCAGTCGCTACTACTACTGTCGGTTCCGCTGGTCTCCCCAGACACCCCGCCAGCACCATCGGGCTTATCAGAAGGAGGAGTAGTTTCATCTTGGATCCGTCCAATAAGTTTGTTAACGGCGTTGTTAACTCTGTCTTCAAGTCCTTGTGCATTTGTTAATGCCTCCATAGTCAAATCGATCTTAGCAAATACACCTCTTAGCTTATCTAAGTGCTCTTGTGATTGCTGCAATCTTTTGGTTAAATCATTATTTAGTTGTTCATTCTTTTTTGCATCAGCAGTAATCTTCTCTACAGTCGCCTGGAGAGTCTCTGTTGCTGTTACCAGTTTAACATTGTTTTCTCTCAATGTTCCAATTGTTTCTTGCGACCACATATAATAACTATATCCAGCATACCCCACACCAGACATCAAAGATACAAGAAACAGGAATAAGTATACCTTAGCCATTTTCTTCCATGTGCTTTCTGAATCGTTTTAACAATACAGGAAGTTTGTTTTTCTTCCGTCTACGATCCGTTACGTTAATTTCTTTAGGTCTTTTACCCATAACTGTAGTAGCAGGGTTTGGTATTGAACCAGTGTTGACAGCTGCTGCATCTTCTGTGTGCATGTTGATAAAGAAGTTCGCTTGTTTCTTATCCATTGTAGTAGCTCCTGGTCTACTTGCTGTAGGTGATGATCTAATCTTTTTAAGAGCTGAGATAGAAGGTTTCTTTGGAATACCGTGTCGTGCACTATCCCCTTTGTCTTCAGGGTTCTTTCCGTCTTTAAAGTTTTCCTTCATACTAGCAACTCGCTTATTGTTACGTATACTTTTTGATTTGTGTTTCTATGAGTCATTTCATATACTGGCATACCAAAAATATCACCTACTGGATAACAATTCTCATTAGCTATAACAACATCTTTTTTTCCTACCATCTCATCTAAGGACTTATTAAGCATCTTATCTTCTCTTACTTTATAAG